TTACCAATCACTAAATCTTGTCCTACGGCTTTGCAACTTGATTCGCATCTAGCAGCTAAATTTACATCTGAACCAATTGCTGTATAATCGAAACGTGAATCTGACCCCATATTACCTACAACAGCTGGCCCTGAATTTATCCCTATACCAATTGCAATACCTAACTCTGCTGCTTGTATTTCGTCTCTTATCTGAACAGCTGTTTTTATAGCGGCATCTTCATGATTATCTTGGTCTAATGGAGCGTTAAAGATTGCCATCATAGCGTCACCTATATATTTATCAACCATACCTCCGTTACGCTGAACTGCATTAGCTTGGATAGTCAAAGCTTTGTTCATAATTTCAGTCACTTGTTGTGGATCAAGTTTTTCTGACAGACTAGTAAACCCTCTGACATCTGTAAACAAAAACGTGCAATACCTTTTTTCACCACCTAACTTTAAGAGGTCAGGATTATCTTGCAAACGTTTCACTTGTCTCGGATCTAAATAATGCTCGAACTGTTTTTTAATTTGTTGACGTAATTTATATTGTTTTTCGAAGTTTAAATAGAAAGAAACTGCTGCAGTTATGAATCCAGACACCAAAGTATAAGAAAAATCCAGTAAAATACCCCTACCTATCATGTAAGCTCCTGTATAACCTGTAGCCGAAAATAGTAATAAAAAGCTTATCAAACCATTAGTAACTCCAAAAGATTGCGTTAGAAGCCAAATAAGAAAGCAAAAAATTCCAAAAATAAAAATTTCAGCCGATAAATGCCAATCTGGTATATATGGTGAGTTTTGTATCAAGATTGACTCGGCTAGAGCAGCTTGTATTTTATGTGGCTCTGATAATTCACCAGAACTTGTAGCCACTTGCGGCATTATGCCTTTACCAGTTACACCAACGAATACAAATTTATTAGCAACTTGCATTTCAGATAAAGTTGTTTCAGGTGTATCAACCCAACTTATCCATTTCCTACCTAGACTATCAACCTTAACAGGCGGTATACCTTTCACTCTGATTTCTTCTAAACCGTATTCGTTTGTTTTGATTACATATGTATCAGAGCCAGTAAGCAACTTATAAACTTGTGTACCGAAGCTAGGCACCCAGCCGTCAGGTATACGATACATAAGAGGTAACCGTCTTACTAAGTTATCAACGTCAACAGGTGCTGAAACTATTCCCTCTAACGTTACATCTGACATACCAGGTATGTTAGGTAAATGACCCTCTAATAAAATACCAGGAGCATCTTCTCCTAATATTACGGTTCCCTCTGGTGATGGATATACTTGGTTGTCATATGAGAAAGTGGCAACAACTGTGGGATATGTACTTAACTTTTTAAAGAGGTAGTCATCACCACCATTCTCAAACCTGTCTTTATCTACAAATGATAACACCCAACCAACACCTATTGCACCATTTGCAAATATTTCTTCTGTTATCTCTGCTATTCTTGATCTTGGTAGAGGCCAACCACCCTCTGCCTGTATAGTAGATTCATCAATATTAATTATAGTGAAGTATTCAGATGGTTTATGTTTCTCTACTAAAGCATCAAAGACTTTTAATTTTAATATTTCAGTAGGTGTAGATTGTGTAATCAGCGGTATTGATAATATACCTAATAGTACAAAAAATATTTTAAGTCTCATCCTGCACTTTGTAATATGGTAATACTAGAATTAGTACCACCGTTTATCTTTACGGTTCTGGTTACACCATCTTGTGTAAAAATTACTGTATAAGATTGGTCAGCGTTTATTTGTAGTTCTGCATTTTGTGTAACTTTTCTTATCAAACGCAGAGTATCGCCATCTACAATAGTTGTGATGTTTGTTTCAAGATCTTGACCAATACTTGTGCCTTGTATGTCAACACCTGAAACCTGTCCTAATAATTCTGTTTCTTGTTCTTCTTCTAATAAATCCAATACATCTAGCAGATCTTCTAAAAAGTTTACGTTGAGGTAGTCTATATCTAGCTCTGTAAATTCGAAATCAGGATCTTCTTCTAATAAGTCTTCCTCTAATAAATCTACATCAAGATCTGTAAAATCTAAATAATCTGCGGTATTAGTGGTGTTTTCTTCTGCAATAACATTTTCTTCTTTAGGTGGGCTAATAATTAACATGTTATCTATAAACTGTAAATCTATATCTAATGTTACTGGTTTGGTTGGTGATTGTTCATATACCCTAGTAGTTGTGGCTTGGTAAGGTTGATTAAGTACAACCTGGCCCATAGCTGTAGACACCACTATCTCCCCACTAGGATCGCCGAACTCGTTAGGCAAAAGTATTATTAAAGACTTACCTGTTTCATCTACCGTACAAGTGAAATCTGTACCTCTGACTGCAATATCAGCGGTTGGTGTTTTCAAAGATATATTGTTTTTTGCAAGCTGGCCTGAAATGAACCGTATAGTACCACTAGCAAACTGTAAAGCCATTTTGCTGTTACTAGGATTAGCATCATATATATATTCATCAATAATTAGTGAAGAATGTTCTGTTAATTTAACGGTTGAATTATCAAGGAAGGTAATACCGATACGCCCAGCTCTAGTTTGAACGTCATCATAAGAGTTTATGTCAAAGTTTAATACTGCAGGATAGGGCTCATCTCTTAAGATTTGCCCATACCCTCTCAGTTCTGTAATGTCACCTATACTACTAGCATGTAGTAGCAGTCCCACCGTCATTTTGTACCACACAAAAAGTCGAATTAGATCCATTTGTTGTAATCTTGAGCCAGTCTCTGGCTAGGGTTGATGATTGTGTAATAGTGAAGGTGTTAGAACTACCATCTAAATCTAAATAAAAATAGCCACTATCGCTTGCACTTGTGCCTGCATATCCACTTCCAGAAAAAGTAAGTTCGTTGCCATCTCCAAAAACATCTATATAGTTAGTAGCATTTTCATAATCAATATCAAATTCAAATTCGTTATTATCTCCATCTATAATCCAATCCAAATCCAAATAATCAGCATTAGATGCCTCACCTATCTCAATATCAAATATGTTGCTTCCACCTGCAACTTGAACATTAAGATTAGCGTAGTCGGCAGAATATGCACCGTTACTATTTAACAAAATATCAAGCACGTTCGAGTCGCCTTGAAAGTCAAAATAACCTGTTACATTATCTGAATTTATGCCATCTGATCTGAATATGTTACTACTTCCTATTTGATTAATAGTAAGTGTCATATCTGTACCGTCTAGATCCAAAGCAGTCATTGTGCCAGAAACAGCACTTGTGCCACCGATCAAGTTGCTACTACCAAGTTGTTCTAACTTTATAGTGGCATTTGAACCAGTTTGCTCAACGAATATTTCGTCGTCTGCAAATAAACCTAAAGATAAAAGTAAAAAAATTATACGCATAATCATTCCATATATTGCCAATAACTCTTCTCTTCACCTTGGGCTATTATATCTACAATACCAGTTTCTATCGCTGCTTGCAAAGCTATAGACTTACTTTCATTCATAGCATTACCACTTTCGAACTCAACCAGTTTAGTACCATCTGCAATATATCTAAAAAAATCGTTTGATAAGCCTACAGATAAGATAGTTTTAGTAGTTAAATTTTCTATTAATATTTCACCTGTAGATACAGAAACTAAACGCATAGACACTACAACAGTATCTTCACGATATTGTTTAGAATTACCTATACCTAAATATCTAGCACCCATACCCCCAGTAAGCAGGTTAGTGTTGTAATCAATTATGACACCTTCAAGGATCGTGCCTGCAAACAACAAAGGTAGTTGCTGATCGTCTTCTTCAAATCTTTCTCTAGTGGATCTTATTATTTGTCGTTCTCGTGTGACATGATCTATACCTACTCGTTCTACCACACGAAAAAAACGAGATTGTTTTAACGCTCTTATTACATAGGCTTCAGGTGCTTGTGTTAGTGCTGAACTGAAACTAGCATAACCATCGATTGATTTACGTTGTCCCGTTGCATCAGGAAAAGCATAAACAGCAACTACAGGTCTTTGCTTAGCTGGTCTTACTTGTTTTATAGCATCAGTTACGGGTAAGTTAATAAATGCAGATTTAGAAAAACACTCTGCTTTACCAACGATAGTGACTACATCTTTGTAATCGTTATCTGGATTTTGTAAACAAGGAGATATGTAAGATAGATGTGTAGTGCAACTAGAAACCAAAATCCCCAATAGGGATAGTGATAGTAGTTGTTTCGCCAGTAGTTTCATTAAATATAGACATTGTAATAGTTATACCGTCGCTAGTCCAAGTTATCAAATTATCGAACAGAGTGAAGCTGCCTTGATCTGCTGGATCTTCGCCAAATAATTGATCGACTAACTGCCTGGATAATTGTGCGTAAACCCTAGATTCGAAGTTTCTTAAAAATCTTGCTAGCGTTGTGTTCTCAGCATCTCTTTGTAGCTCGTCTTGTAATGCTTTTATTTCAGCCTCCAAAGCTTCACGCCTAGAATATTCTTGTTCGTCGATAGTTAGGTAATGTTGAGATGTGCCGACACCACTAAATGATGGTGACTTAAATTTAAATTTTATTTCATCAGACTGAACATACAAACCTAAACATAAAGATATTAGTATAACTGACAATAGTCTTGACTTTCTTCTTAACATCCTTGCTCCAGTAATTTGTAGTTATTGTAGGCAGCCGTAAAAGTTAAACCAGTATGCAAGGCTAAAGTATCGCTATCATCAACATATTTTAAAACTAGGTAGTTGTGAACTGTATCAAAAATAATTAATTCTTGAATACTAGGTTTTTTTGGTAGGAAAGGATTGCTCTCTGCTAAACAAGGATAAGGTGTTGCTTTATATGTGGTGTATAGATCAAGGGCTTGAGCCATACCATACAAGACATACTCGCCTGTGGTAATTGGTTCTTGGTAATTAAAATTATATTGTTTTTGTAATGTGTACTCAGAAGCGAGGACAGGAAGCGTGAAAAAAGGGATAAGAATTATGAGTAACCCGCAACCCGTACTCTTACTTTTACTATGCAGGTCATATGAATATCCTCGGTCTTTAATCTTTTCTTTGATCATCTCTGTCTGCCTTAGCAATTTTATTACTATCAATTAACTGTGGTACTCCTAGTATAGTTTTTATTAGGGTGTCTTGTCTAATAATCTCATTGTCCAAACTTCTTATACGATCTATTAAAGCCACTAAAATACCATGTTGTGAATCTAATTTTGTGCCTAATCTTTGTTCCATAGCGGTAATTTGTTCTGCTACTTTTTCGTCAACAACATCTAATTTATTTTCCATACCATCAACAATACGCATTATTAGTTTGTAAATAAACCAACCTAACCCAAGAGCTGCTGCTATCGGAAAACCTACTTGTTGAATTATAGTAACTATATCTTGCATGAGAAAAGAGTAGTCTGATGTTCCCCTGGTTTTGTATGGAAACCGATGAGCTTTACGCTAGTCAACAGACTACTCGTCCTTTTTATGTGAAGCGCCAAAATAAAAGGATATGACTGCACTTGCTAATCCACCCAAGTATCCTAATACAAGGTTAATCAAAGCCTCACTATTTTGTTCTGGCGGTTGTATTGTTACTAAAAATATATAACCCATAAATCCACCTATTGTAATGAATCCTAATATTTTAGATGTCCAGTCACCTGAAAAAGCACTACGTGCATT